GCCATGCTGCCGACGATGGACTGGCCGGTATGAGGCTCAAGGAAATCGCCGTCGCGTTCGACCAATTGGTGAACGCGATCTTCGGCGGCTATGCCGATGAAACCATATCAGCTCGCTGCTGGCGGCTACGTACCGAGCGCCCGTATTCGGCGCTGTACCAAGTGATCGACTGGGTCTTCTTCTGGCAGCCGAGCCACTGTCAGGGCGCATATGAAGCCGAGCGAGCGCGCTCACAGCTTCCCGCGGAATACCGCGACACCACTTCTCACAACCCGCTCCGGCGGGTTTTTTTACGCCCACCGGAAGACCGCCAATGAGCGACCAATCCCAAGCAGAGGCGCTGGCAACGGCGCGCATCAACATCGCCCGACTCGAAGTCCAGGTCGGCAACCTCACCCAAGGCATGGCCGACCTCCAAGAGAGTAACCAGCAACTGACCGCCAAGCTCGATCAGGTGCTGCTTACCCTCTCGGAGGCGCGCGGCGGGTGGAGAACCATGATGATCGTCGGCGGGGCTGCGTCGAGCGTCGGCGCGGCGTTGTCCTGGATTGTCCAGCACCTGCCGAGGGCATGATCATGTCTCCAAACCTCAAGGCCTTCCTCGACATGATCGCCGCCAGTGAGATCGGCCCGGCGCTGCTCGCGCGCTCGGACAACGGCTACAACGTGTGCGTCGGCTCGACGCCTTCGCAGCCGATCCTGTTTCAGAGCTACGTCTCGCACCCGCGGCGCCGATGCCAAGCCGTGAACAGCGATGCCGCCGGCCGCTACCAGTTCATGGGCCGCTACTGGGATCACTACCGCGCCCAGTTGGCCCTGCCGGACTTTGGGCCGGCATCCCAGGACAAGTGGTGCATTCAGCTGCTCCGCGAGTGCCGCGCGCTCGAAACCATCGAGGCCGGCCGCTTCGACGAAGCGATTCAACTCTGCCGCAGCCGCTGGGCTTCACTCCCGGGTGCCGGGTACGGGCAGCACGAAAACCGCTTGGCTGATTTGCGTCAGGCCTACATCACCGCAGGAGGAAAACTCGCATGAAACGACGCACCCAGATCGCACTCGAATTCGCCGCAGCGCGGCTCAGCGAACAGTCCACCTGGCAGGGTATCGGCTTCGTGGCTGGCCTGTTCTTCGCCCGGGCGCGCGGCCTGGACTGGGGGCAGGCGGCCGGCCTGGGCGGATGCTTGTCGGCCTTCCTGAAGATGATCTTCCCGGACCCCGCGAAATGATCGCCGCCCTCCTGCTGAAGTACGGCATCCCGACCTGGTTGGCCAAGGTTACCGCCGTTGGCCTGGCTGCCGGCCTACTGATCGGCGGTGCCATCGGCTACCGCTCGCACCTGATCAACTCCGGCATCGCCATCGAGGCGACGCGCCGCGACAAGATAGACGCCGAGAACAGTGCCCGTGCTCGCGCCGAGCTAGCCCAGATCAATGCGAAGCTCGCCGCCGCCCAGGCGCAATTGGCTGCAGCCTTCGCCCACCTCGACCAACTCCAATCGGATCTCGACCATGAAAAAGCTGCCTCCACTGCTCTGCAGTCTGATCTTGCTGCTGGCCGTCGCCGGCTGTCAGTCCTCACCCGTGCGCGAGCGCCTGATCCAGCCGGACAAGCTCCAGGTGCCGCCGCTTCCGGTGTGGATCCGGGAGCCGCTGTTGAATCCGAACTTGACGGAAAGGTTGCCGCTGGTCTTGTCGGGCTCACCAGCGAAGGCGACTCTGCCATCACCCGACTGAACGCCTGCATTCAGGCATATGACGCGGTCAAGGCCGCGGCCGACGCGCAGTAACTACAAAAGGCCCGCATGACCAAGAAGACCACCATCGACCCGGCGCTGATCGAGTTCGCCACCCCGCGCCAGGCTGAATACGCCGAGGTGATTAACCGTCTGGGCAGCATGCGAGCCGCGGCGCGCGAGCTCGGCGTGGCCAAGAACGCAGTGCAGGAAGCCGTCTCCCGTCTGAAGGTCGCCGCGGCCGCGCGTGGCTATGCGCCCGAATACGACCTGCAACACCCGGTGGCGCCTGGACAGATGCTGAAAGGGACGTCGACACTGTACAAGGATGGCCAGGCGGTGCTGCAGTGGGTGAAAACCCGGGCCGACGCCGCGCAACTGGAGGAAATGATGCGCGCGGCAGCCGCGGCGATGGCGGAAGAACTCCCGCGCGCGAAGCCAGTCAAGGCGCCGGCCGCGACGAACGACAAGCTGGCCAGCGTGTACACCCTGACCGACGCCCACGTGGGGGCAATGTGCTGGCACCGCGAGAACCTGGATCCGAGCGGGGATTGGGACTTGGCGATCGCCGAGCGCACACTGACCGGCTGCTTCGAACACATGGTGAGGGCTAGCCCGCCGGCGCGCATCGGCATCGTGGCGCAGCTCGGTGATTTCCTGCACAGCGATGGGATGGGCATGATCGAAGGGCGTACACCCACCTCGGGTCACGTTTTAGACCAGGACGGCCGCTTCTCCAAGGTCGTACAGACCGCCATCCGGATCCTGCGGCGCGTGGTCGGCTTCGCACTGGAGAGGCATGAGCGCGTCGTTGTCCTGATGGCGGAGGGGAATCACGACCTGGCGAGTTCCGTCTGGCTCCGCGCCATGTTCAAGGCGCTGTACGAGAACGAGCCGCGAGTCGAGGTGATCGACTCCGAGCTGCCGTATTACGTCTACCGGCACGGTGCCACGATGTTGGCATGGCATCATGGGCACCTGAAGAAAAACGACCAGCTGCCACTGTTGTTCGCGTCGCAGTTCCCGAAGGTCTGGGGCGAAACGACCCGCCGCTATGCGCACACAGGCCACCGCCACCACTTCGAAGAGAAGGAACACTCCGGCATGTCGGTCGTGCAGCACTCGACCCTGGCTGCCCGGGATGCCTACGCCGCGCGCGGCGGCTGGATGAGCGAGCGGCAGTGCACGGCAATCACCTACCATGCAGACTTCGGCCAGGTTTGCCGCAACACCGTCACGCCGGAAATGCTGGCTGCAGCATAGAGCCACAGCCCGCTGTACATCACTCGCCACGCGCCCGTAACCGACGCCGAAGCTGTGCATTATCCGCTATGACGACAACAAGCATGATGGTGACGAGCGCCGAAGATGCGTCGCTCCCCAGGTAGTGCCAGAAGGCCCAGGCCAACAGGGAGCACGCAATACTTGCAGCAAGCAGCAATAGGCGATCTTTCATCGAGCGAACCGATAGGTACGGTAATATTTTCGACCTGGCATACTCGGGTCGTAGATTTCTGGTCTGTGATGCAAAAGCGACGTAAGCCACGGCCGCCCGAGCCTCCACTGCAGTGCTTCGAAAAGCACGTCAGCTAGGGATGCCCCGCCGCCGAGCGTCCGACCAGCGGCAACCGCCAGGCTGCCGATCGCTGCGCCCACATAGAAGGCAGCGCCCACAGCGCCTACCGTGGCCAGCAACTCTAACTTCGTGCCTGCACCGATTATCTCCATCACAGTCACCCGCGTCCCGAACTTGTCAACACAGGCGACGAGTGTGCTTATTGTCCCGATGGCAAGCTGCTGGGTCCCAAAAAGGCTATCGGGCGCGGCGAGCCCTAAGGCTTCCATATTTTCCTTGTAGTAAAGATAGAAGTCCGACATTGCCCATACCTCCGCGATGCTGATGAGGCATTCTCGTAGTATTAGGTAAACGTCAACTTATGGATGGTCAACGCTCACTAGGCGGCACATCAATCCGGCGCTTGGCTGGCTCAGCCAGAACGCGCGCAGCGACCTCAAGCGGGACATCATTCGCGGCAAGCGTCCAGGCCGCCTCCCATCGACCAATGATCGGCAACAGGATCAGGGTCAGGTCGACCCGGCAAGCGGTGAGGTGATCGGTGCGTGGCGTCATGGCGGCATGATAGCTGCATGGCCGGCTGGGCGGCTTGAGCGTACGCACGCCAGCAATTTTGCGGAACTACTGCCTTTTTGCGGAACTACTATGTCGTTACCGTAGTTCGCTGAAACCAGCATGAACAGTGGTGCCCGGAGCCGGGATCGAACCGGCACGCCATTGCTGGCACGAGATTTTAAGTCTGGTGAGAAATCGGGTAGAAACAAAAACTTAGGCCATTTCTACGTTCCGCAAAATTCCGAATAAGCCGCAGTTTCTGCGCTATGAGGAGGTCGGTTTTGGGGTCTTTTTGCGGAACTACTTTGTGGGCTTCACGAGCTTGCCTTTCCTGTGTCGAACGTAATGCTTTGTCATGGCCGGCGTCGAGTGTCCGAGCTGATCCTGCGCCGCACCCATCCCGTGAGATTCCTCCTTGTCGGTGGCCGCTTTCGCCCTGAGATCCCGAAACTGGAACTGCTTGATTTTCGCCGCCAGGGCAGGGTGCGTCGCCGCTGCAGCGGCACGCGCCCGGTCTAATGCACCGCGCAGTTCAAACCGGCTCATCGGCGTGCCGTCCATCATATTCACCAGGCTGAGCCCCATCACTTTCCGGGCGCCGATCCGCTCGATCAACTGCGCGAGCTCGCCCTCGACGGTGATGCGCAGCTTGGCGCCAGTCTTGTTTTGCTGGACCCACAGAGCGCCGTCCTTGATGTCCGCCCGGGTCAGTTTGAGTACGTCCGCGGGCCGCTGTCCGGTCAGATAGGCGAGGTCCATCGCGTCGCGCAGAGGCTGCTCGGCTGCGTCGTGGACGGCCTTGTAGACGTCGTCTTCCACATACACA